ACTGTATACGCTCTATTTAATTTTATTTTATAAATATAATATATTTATATTATTTTAATATAAAGTAACCCACAGTAACCGAGATGTAACCGTACTAATTCGTGTAAACCATTGATTTTACAGGTAGGTAACCGAGTAACCGAGTAACCCTGACTTTCTCATATAGGGAAACTTTTATACTCAATATGCACATATAAATACTCATATATATATATGCAGAATCAAAGGTTACCTAGGTTACCCGGTTACCTTTTGGACGAATTGTTTATCAATCAAACACAATATCGTCCGTAATCTCAAAATTATCATTGCAATTCACGAATCCTTTTGGAATTTCGTCTACAATTTTCAAGAACACGCATTTAGTGACAATTCCATCCAGTTTCTTCGCCTTGGTCGGATAACCTCTGCTGTCGGTTTCCACAAGCCCCTTCTTAACAGCCCATGACAAGAATGCCTTTCTGGAGAATCTTCCAATTTTGCACAGATCATCAAACGCTGCGCTATAAATTATTGCGGTTGATGTCTTCTCTACCGGATCATTGTCAATAATTCCCCATCTTTCTGTTTTGATATCTGGGTTATCATCGAACTTAATTCCGTTCATAGCAATCTTGTCAACCACGAACCAGTAAGCGCGTTCATTTTCAGACACCATTTCTTTCTCTGTCAGGAGACTCTTTGCAGTTTCAATGTCAATGTACTGACCATCATGGAATAGCTGATCTGTTGCAATCTTATCTGCTGCCAGAATGATACTCATAGATATACTCTGCTTCTGCATTTTGTCATCGTCCTGTATAAGCCCCTGATAGTGCTTTTGTAGGGCTTTTATATCATCAATGGACATTTCCTTGACTGCGTTCACAAAGTCGATTCCTGCATATCCGTAGTTCTTTTTAAGGGTATCTGCGGTAAGCTGTGGATCATCAAATATCTTTTTAGAACACTCAACCTCAATAATTCGGTTAATTGCTCCGCCTTGGCTGACATATCCTGCAAGCGGACGCTCACCATTGGTCAGAATGCAGTTCTGCCAGCGGTTCTCCCGGTTGACACCCAGTTCCTTATTAGAACGGCTCTTTCCTTTGCCAGAGCACAAGTCGTACACGATACCCTCGAAGTTATCCCTGATCTTGGCAGATACCTTGGAAGTATCATCCAGAATTAGTGGAAGATTGTTGAGCATATCGGACTTTGCTTCCAGAGCCACATCTGTTGTCTTGAAGTCTCCTATGTACCTTGATTCGCCTGGATTTGCCCATACGGAAGCTCCTAACATAAGCGTCACAGTCTTGCCACCCTCAGTTTCTCCCCAGAGGTCTACGAAAAATGGAAGGGCACCGACCAGTTTGATTAGAATACTAGCGAAACTTGCAGCCAGCATGATTTTCGGCTCTATTCTTCCAGTAGCGCGAACCTTCTTCACGTGTTCATACCATTCTGTTCTGCTGCCACCTACGCTGATGCTTTCGTATAGTTGTCGGAACCTCATATCTCCATCGAATACAATATCCTTGTCATAGGGAAGAAAATAATCCCTGATCCACCCGATTTTGCTTGATGAATACTGAATGTTGATATAATCGTCATTTGCATTCTCAACGTCTGACAGATACCGCACAAGAAACTTCGCATTCTCAGATGTTACTGAAATTCCAAGCGCAGATAAGCCAACGATTTTAGTGGATGATGCAACCATGGTTTTCGGTACTATAACCTCGGACCATTTGTTGTTTCTCTTATAGATTAGCTTTATTTGTTCTTCTCCAGTCTCCAGATTCTTCATTCGTTCAATCGGAAGAATAGGATGATAGCAAGCTATAATATCCGGCGATCCTGGATTAGTATTTGATATTCTAATCCCATCATCATCTGCTACCCAGTTAAGACACTTCATTCTGTCATATTCACAATCAGAGAAGTTAGTCCACTGGTCCAGCATAGACACTGTTCTATTGTTTTTCTCTTTTTCGATTATCTGCTTCTGTACTTTTGTGTAAGCCTTCAGCAAATCTTCGAATTTTTTCTTTACGCCAAGCTCCTTGGCTCTATCCAGAAGAGTCAGCGTAAGACGCGCCTTGTATATCTCGTCTTCCTGACTGAATATCTCGTCAAACACTTCTTCGTCCAGAATGGAATCCTTCGTGAGCTTGTTTATCATTTCCACTCTTAATCACCTTCTTCCAGTCCTGTTATGAATCCATGGTGATATAGCGCAAGTTGCAACCTGTTCCACGCTTCACACCATCCGTCAGACAATGGTTTCACTCTGTCAAGGATAGCCCTGTAGAAATCTATATCAGACAAACATTCCTGTAGTTCAACCTTTTTCTTTTGTTCTTCCTTCTGTCGCATTTTCATCTGTTTCTGATGGTGATATATTGCCATTCTGGAAGAGAAATCTGGTTTCTGGTAAGTTCCCCCAAGTATGGTAAAAGCTGTCTTAAAATCGCAATTATCCATGTTCTGAACGAATGTAAATATGTCACCTGTTGCACCACAGCCAAAGCAATAATAACTGTCTTTGTAGATTTTCATGGATGCAGTACGATCTTTCGGATGAAACGGGCACTGAACAAACCCTGCTCTGTTCGGAACCATGCTATATCTGCTCAGGACGTCCCTCATGCTATTCTGCTGTTTAATTGTCTCTTTATCCATTTGTCAGAATCTCCAAAATTCTTTTGCCAGTGTCTTTCTTGTCGCAAAACAGAAATTCAACACCATACTTGCGTTGCATCGTGCAGAGAATCTTATACAAGACATCTCCATGCATGACTTTCTGCTCCTGATCTACCCAGATGCCATTCTTTTTAACCCTTTTCTTCGCCCGGGGGTTCTCCCACCAGAGGACATCATCCAGTTTCTCAATCCCTTTTCCGTGCTCACACAGGAACACAAGTTTTATTCCTGCTTCGTTTGCCCGGATAATCTCAGCACGGAATCTTTCATGTTGTTGGCATACATTACCGCATAATTCAGAAAGATTTTGTTTCCGGTCAACAACCAGTCGAGGGTTGTCATAATTCATGTAATCTCCGACGTAAAGCTTTGACACGAACCATTTTTCTCCTGCTGCATCAAATGCTTTCTTAATGCCATCAATAATTTTTTGATGTTCCCTACTGTCAATTTGTATCATGCAAACGGCAACTCCTCGTCAATTCCATTTGGAATACTCATAAATCCGTATGGGTCTGCTTCTGGATGTGGTGTCTCTGGCTTCTGCTGACTCTGGCTAGAACCTTTGCTTTCACCAAACTCAATCTCCTCCACAACAATATCTGTTGTGTATACCTTCTGTCCGTCACGATTGGTGTAGCTGCCGGTCTGGATTCTCCCGGATAAATCCGCTTTCATTCCTTTAGAAAAATATTTCTCGATAAATTCTGCCGGCTTTCCGAAAGCGATACAATTCAAAAAATCTGCTTTCTGATCAGAACCCTCTTTCACAAATCTTCTGTTTACCGCAATAGAAAACCTTGCAATAGATGCTCCATCATTGGTGTACTTGATTTCTGGATCACGTGTAAATCTTCCTGTAAGAATTACTTTATTCATACCGCTACTCCTTTCTGCTTATCATAATCAATCAACATCTTTAGACATTTCTGTCCTTTCTCCTTAGTAAGTGACTTAATGTCATTTACTTTAAACCGAGTCTTGATCTGTTCCAAAAGTTTAACTTCCGGGTACTTATCAATGATATTTTTAATTGACATAGTAGTCTCGGAACTAATCATCTCGGTTTCTTTTGCCGGCTCCGCTTTTCTGCCGGACGTTTTTTCTTTATCTCCTGTATTAGTAGAATCACTGTCTTTGTTATCATCAATGCAGAACAGTCCGTTCAAAGCGTATTTTCTGGCATAAGATGAAGCTGCACCTGTCACCTGTGAAGAATCCATGCCTTTCTTAGACTCTTCTTCCCTTGCATAAGCAACAGTTGTAATCTCGCCGGTATCTTCACAGTCGTTCAGATGAGCTTCTGCTCTGACATATATTCTGTCACCAACAACTTCCATCCGATCTGTGACACTTAACACGGTCTTTGTTTCTGCCAGAAGTGGCTTTACAGCTTCCAGAATATCTTCACAACTTCTGTATTTGTATTTCCCAAAGGAATTGTACTGTCCTTTAGGGGCTTTCAGCTTTGACTGAATAATACCTAACTTCTCATATATATTCACTTCTATTTCTCCTTGTCATAAACCACATGTTTGCTGCCTTCGATAATCAGAAGACTTGCAATCTGACGCATTGATAAAGTACTTTCATTGTAAATTTCTGTCAGCGCATTATACGCTTCCCCGGTCACTTTTACTGCCATGTCTCGTTCTGACACTACTGCCTTTTTACGTGCCGGTATATGGATTTCAAATTCAGTCATTTCTGTTCCTCCTTATACGATTTCTGAGCCGTTAAAAGCCCGTTTAGAGCCTGCACGTAGCTCGCCAATGTTCTTGCCTTGTATGATTCTTCGATAGGGTTATCCGGGACTGTAGCAAGCTGTATATTAATCAGTCTCAGGACCTCATTAATCCTCTCATCCATGTTCACACCGCCTTGAAAAAGCAGTACAGGTTGTCTGAAGCGTCTCCAAACTTCTCTCCGTCGATATCTTCAGCTTTGTGGTACTCCACATGGTCCAGAGACATATCGCAGTTTTCATAATCAAGAATGTAATCACCTCTGGATTGAAGCTCTCTGAGCAGTTCGTTAATACATCCTGCTATCTCCAGACTGGGAAGAAGTTTCATAATTGCTATCTGCTTACTCATTCGGACACTTCCCATCTATCAGAAGTTCCAACAGGAAAGCTTTGATTATTCTGAGACTTTCACGACTTTCTTTCTCATAAAATGGGTTAAAAGATACGTTTTGGTACAAATCCCATTTAAATTTGTCTTTGAGAAGGAGAACATCTTCTTCCCTTTTAACCCCTCTTACTCCCAAACCGTAGCCCGAAAAATCAAAGGTGATATTTGCTGCCGGAACTTCATTCACAACTCTTTTACAAAGTTCATAAATTTCATCAATCTCTTTCTCGAACATCTTCTTATCCTCCTTATTTCCTACTGACAGTCTGCTTTCATCTGGCGCACCGCCCATGCTGCCGAGATACCGAAAAAAATATTCAACCAGATAGGTATATTCACATATTTCCCGGCAAGCATACAAACAGCAATTAGCATATACTCTTTCATTTCATTTCTCCCACAATCCACGCAAGGTTGCTTGCCACCAGTGCGGCGACTGTCACAATCCATGCCGTGAACCATCTTTTTGACTTTTTCTTGCTTTCTTCGACAATTTCAGTCGCAAGTGCTACTTCGATGTCAGCCCATGTAAGCTGGCTTTCGTTTTTAATTTCACTCATATCTAGCTAATTTCTCCTTATTTTTTCTTATTTGTCTTTACAATTAGCAGATAGAGAACTATAATGTATCTATCCACTAAGGCATTTTAGTGGTGCAAAGCTCCGGGGCGGAGGTACAAGCTCCCTCCGGGGCACTCACTTATTAAGAGCAGCCTTGCCTTTCCAGACATGACCAGTTACTTCATAGACTTTCCTAGGGCTTATGATGTATGTGATTCGGCCACCGGAAAGGCTTCTTGCTGGCTTGTTATTCTGCACAGCTACGCCAATCGGTAACCATCCGTATACAATTCCCGCCCGGATTGCTGTAATGGGGAGTCCAATCAGTTGACTCGCGTCGGCTACGGTCATATTCTCTGACGAGAACTCTGGCATCTGTGGAATACCTGATATAATTCTCGCAACCTCCGCGGCGAACTGATGAATCCGTGCATTCTGTTCTACGTAATTATCAACTGCACTCATATAAACCTCTTTTCTAACTGATACTCATTTGAGCGTTACAGTCACGTATCATCATTACTGTATTGGTGCATGGATGCCAATTTCTGACATATTCCATAGATTCTTCAAATCTCAGCTTAGGAATGTTATTGCGGGCATTTACTGTGAAGTAAGTCTTTATATCCCTGTTGCATTCAGCAAATACTTTCTTGCCAATTTCCTTGTAAGCATTTGACTCTTTCCCACCAAGGTGAGCAATTACGACACTTGACACTAAGTCCCTAATAGATTCCTGCTGTGCGTAGTCAATAGTCATGGTATTTTCAAGTCTGTTAAGCCGCTCTTCGTGATCTAAGAATCCTGTCGCAATAACCTGTATCTGTTCAACTGTCGTCAGTGGCTTCTGGTATGAGCCTGTCTTTCTGATTGTCGGAAGAACTTCATCCATAACCCATGATTCGAATTTCTCTGCTGATGGAAGCTTCGACTTCATAATCAGGCGGTACAAGTCTCCCTCGTTTATGTATGACATCAGCTGAACACCGCTAGATGTAGGGGTGTCACGTTTTGTTACTCCCTTGCAATGGTCGAGAATAGCTTTTCTTGGATTACTGTATCCAAGTGCTTTCGCAACATCAGTTCCAACAAAATACGGTTTCCCGTCAATTTCTATTGTTCGAATTTCTCCGAACTCTCCTGAATTAAAAATCTGTAATTCGTTCATTTATGCTCCTTTCTCGTTTCCTTTCTGGTCAGAATCTGCTTCTTCACGAGTATATGGAATCTCGTTAAAATCCCGACCTTTTTCATATTTGAAAATACTTCCAATCTCGCATTGGTTATATACTTCCTCAGTTACATAATAAGTAGCTGTGTCATATTCTTTTTCTTCCTCATTGTAATCACGAATATCTATTTCATAAGAGTCCGAATAGTAATACACATAAGGCATTACAGTTGTATACGACATCTTTCCATCAGTATGAACCGTAGAGATTAGAACTGTTTCTGTATGCGCAGGAATAAATTCTTTGTTGTAAATTTCTCCCTCTTTCAGTTTTTCTTTGCAGCCAGAGAGAAAAACAATTCCTGCAGCCATTAGAATAATTAATAATTTCTTCTTGATATGCGCTCACCCCTTTCTTGTGGTATACTCTCCTTTGGAAAGGAGGTGTAATAATGACCTATAAAGCCAAAGAACTTCTTGTAAAAATGGCTAATGAGTATGATGCTTCTGGACGTACTTCTTTTGATTCTGATTTCTATATAACTTTCCCGGATAGCACTATTACTGAATTAGAAAACAACGGCTGCATCACCATTGTAAACGACATTGTTGGAAGCATTTGTCTTACAGAATATGGCTATCAAGAATCAAAGAAGTGATTTCAAAGGGCTACATGATTTTTCATGTGGCTCTTTTACGGTGTTCTATGAGACTCAACCAAAGGAACTTCTGCTTTATATGTTCCCTGTTCTCTCAATCCTCCTTTATTGGAATAGCTCGCAAAGTGTATGGTCGTGTCCACTTCCATATCAATACGGAAATCATCCGGTGTACAGGAAATCATAAAACCTGTACATTCATGCCCGAAATCCTCTCCATTGATACGAAAGATTTTCTTTTCCGTGTCAACCTCGATTGTTTTAAGTTCGTGTGGAACGAAAACTTTATTCATAATCTGCTCCTTTCTGATTCAATTTAATTGAAGTTATTTGGCACAAAAATAAAATCCATAGGGATTCCAGAAAGTTCACTCATTTTTCTAAGCTGTGATAATGTAGGCTCAGTTTTTCCTTTTTCCCAATTAACCACTGTAGCATTGGAAATACCGAATATTTCAGCCCATTCTTTCTGATTGTATCCTGCGTTCACTCGAACAGCTTCTAATGAAATTTTTGGCATTTGCTCATCTCCTTTCTTAACTTCTGAGCTTATTATAATTCAATTGTATTGAATTGTCAACACCAAAATTCAAAATAATTGAATTAACTATTGAATTTTTTATAAATATGATGTACAATACAAAATGTAAGGAGGAAAAAATCATGACAACCGAAGAGCAGAAAAAGATTTTCTCGAATAATCTTAATAAGTACATTTCAAGAAGTGGGAAACAACAAAAGGAAATCGCTGAAGCCATTGGAACAAACGCATCTACATTTAATATGTGGTGCAAAGGTAATTCGATGCCGGGAACCGGAAAGATTAGAGCTTTAGCCGATTATTTCCGAATAAGAATGTCAGATTTGACAGATTTAAAAGAGAATCAAGACCCTGATATTGAATTTGGAGATGTAGTTACAAAAATCGAGCAGTCAGACCCTCGTTTCAAAAGAATCATTCTTGAATACGATAACCTGCCGCCCGATAAAAAAGATTTGTTATGTGATTTTTTTGAGAAGTTTATTTTCTAAAGCACAAGGGTAGGAATCATTTTCCTGCCCTTTCTTCCTTATAAGCCCTTTTTACGCACCCGTAAATAAATTTTATCATTGATTCATTATGTATTTTCTGTATCATCTCAATAATCTCTTTCTTATAATCCATAAACAACCCTCCCTGTCACAACTACCACCTACACTAAAATATATGTCCGGCTTGTGGGAAATAGAACCGAACATCAGTTCGTTTTTATCATTATACCACCTATTCCGACTCTTGGCAACTGCCAATGATATACATGAACTCTCACTATTTTATAGAAAAAAACATTTCTTATTCATCTAAATCACTCTATTTCGTTCTAAATCTTTACAATATGCTCTTAAAATGATAAAATAAAAATACCACATATAACCGTACTTTACATAACATTGCAAAATCAGCGGTGCAAAATACATAATCCGCATGAAAAGTGCGAAGCGTGGCGAAAACATATTAGGAGGGTGTTTATCATGGATGAAAAGAAAAAATATTGTAAGCACTGCGGAGAACTTATTGACGACGACTGTATAGTATGCCCTAAGTGTGGAAAACAAGTAGAGCAGTTGACTTCTAATAATAGAGATATCATCATTAATAATTCCACATCTTCCTCTGCGTCCTCAGCGGCGAACTCAGGTGTACCGTATATAAGGCGGAAAATGCCATGGTATTTAAGTTGGTTTTGGATTTTTATTTTAGGAATCTTCACTGGTGGAATTTATTGGATTGCAGGAATTGTAATGAGAGTAAATTGGAAATCACATAATTAAATAAAAAACCGCCCCGGCATTGGCGTACCGGGACGGCGTTTATACATCTCCGAAGAAATGTAATATTCTGGCAAACATATTGTATCATCTTCGGAGCAGTCGAGCAAGACAGAAAATTTGTTCGGCTGTTATTTTTATACCTAAAACAGCTACATAAAGAAAAGAGGAATAAAAATGGCGAAGAAAAGAAAAAAATATCCAAAATTGCCGAATAACTTTGGCTCTATCCGGTATCTTGGCAAGAATCGGAGAAACTGTTTCGCAGTACATCCACCGGCTACACTGGGCGATAATGGTAAACTAAAACGTCCGCCGGCAATCTGCTATGTGGATGACTGGATAAAAGGCTTTACTGTCCTGACAGCATACAAAGCCGGCACGTATCAACCCGGCATGGAGCGGACTCTTGAGGTATCTCCTACAACCGACATAGATACTCTTATAAGCCGCTTAATTGCCGACTACAATACAATCAAGGGTGTCGAGGATAAACACCCGGAAATCAAGAAATTGACGTTCTCAGAGGTATATAAACAGTTTTATGCGTGGAAGTTCCCAGAGGGGACAAAACTGTCGTACAGCTCAAAGGAAGCATACCGGACAGCTTATACGAACTGTACTGTTCTGCACAATCGCATATTCGAAGATTTAAAGGCTCCTGATATGCAAAAGGCTATTGATGATTGTAAGCTGAAAAAGCAAAGCCAGATGGCTATTTTGACTCTGTTCAAGCAGATGTACAAATATGCTGTCTACTCAGAGATCGTAACGGAAAATAAGGCGTTATATGTCCATGTCAATGCTGATAATGACACCGAACATGGAACACCATTTTCCGATCAGGAGATGCAAGTACTGTGGAATAATACCGACGATCCAGAAGTGCAGCTCATTCTTATTATGTGTTACTCCGGCTGGAGAATCGGGGAAGTGCTAAAACTTACAACCGACTTAGAAGAAAGATACTTTCAAGGTGGAATCAAAACAAAAGCCGGTAAAAACAGAATTGTTCCGATACATCCTGCTGTATATCATTTTGTTGAGCAGAAAGTGTTGACACAAGATGGGAAACTATGCGTATATACTCAGCAGCATCACAGAAAAGCATTGTTCTATCCTACACTGGAACGTTTAGGAATAGTCGGTAATCCGAAACACACGCCGCATGACTGCCGGCACACCTTTTCTGCACTGTGCGAAAAATACGGTGTCCGGGAAAATGACCGAAAACGAATGCTCGGCCACTCTTTTGGTGGAGATGTTACAAATGCGGTATATGGACACAGGACACTGGAAGAACTTCGGACAGAAATAGAAAAGATAAAAGTTCCATTTGTGACTAACTGTGACTAACGGAACCAATTTTAATCTTTCTAAAACAACCGAAATATTATTATCGAAATGCCGGAAACCCTATTAAAATCAATGTTTTCAGCGATTTTGCAAGGATTTCCCACATTTCATTTTCATTATTCTAATTTTATTGATTGTGACTAACAAATAGAATTTAGAAAATTGCGCAAATGCCCGTAAATACAGTGTTTTTGGCACTATTATATTAGGAAACAATATTTTTATTTGTGACTAACGTGTGACTAACGATAACAGTCTAAAATTCCCGAAATGATACAAAATATGTTTATAAATAAAGTTCCCGGGGAATTAACCCCGGGATGTTTTTATATGGCAATCAAATCTTTCCATGTGGCGGGTCCACAGACTCCGTCCACTTCCAGAACATCTTTCCTAGATTCCTGATAAGCTTTCAGAGCGTAAATTGTGTTTGTGTCTGCTGTCCATGTAAGTTTCAGGGCTTTGCCGTTTTTGCCTTTAAAGCCTCTGGCTCTTAAAATTTCCTGTAAGAGGAGCACAGATGTGTTTTTATCTCCTGCTTTTACTGTTTCTGGATTAAACATATATTTCTCTCCTGTTTGTGCGGTATTAGGCAATGCATTTTCAGATTTTGCGGGTACAGATGCATCAGATGTAATACTATAATCTGGTGTACAGAACTTAGTTCCGGGCATCTGGCTGTTAAGATAACTCTTTGCACAGACACCGCCGCCATTTGCAATAATTCCAGATGCACCAGAAGTATTTCCCTCGATGGTATAGAACCTGTCTCCGATTACGGCCGTTACGATGCCGGTATGAGTGAAAGTTCCATTATGATAAAAAATTACAATATCACCGATCTTTGGATTAGCGTTCCTTGTAAACAGATTACCAAGTGTTGGGCAGTAAACATAGGGCCAGTGTTTCAACAGTTTTTTTGCTTTTTCCTGTCCGAATGCTTCCATAAAGCACCAACTCACGAATGCTGCGCACCAAGGCTGTCCTTGATATGATGGCTTAATGTCTCGCCAGTACTTCGTATAGTTGCTCGAACCGGCGTTTGCAGTCTTACTGTCGAGCTGACTATTGCTCTTCTTTTCAAGGTATCCAATCTCATTTTTTGCAATGAGAATCACTTTTTCAATAGCTTTATCCATTGCAGAAACCTCCTCTTTGTAATCCTTATAGAATACATCCATGTCAACGTTACCACTAATGCCGGATACTTTTCCTCTACTGGAATACTGCCAGCCTACACCAACAGATGGACGCAATCTTTCCTGTACAGAGCCATTATCACTAGCCGGATAACGAGCAATCCAGCAATCGTACTTTTTCAGGGTGTCTGACAGAACGTTATTGTACCAATCAAGATTGCAGTAGATACCGACCTTATAACCGGCTTTTTTGATTCTGGTCAGAAATGCTACTGCAATGTTCTCAATCGCCTGTTTTCCAAGGTTTCTCTGCTGACTCCATTCAAGGTCGTAGAAGATTGGAAAGTCCATTCCGCGTCCGCCAAGAACAGAAATTACGCTCTCAGCTTCATCAATTGCCTGTGCCGGTGTCAGAGCGTAACTGTATTTATATCCGCCGACAAGGATTCCATTTGACTTGCATCCTTTGTAGTTATGTTCAAAAGAGGAATCAGTTCCAGATTTTTGATGGATTCTCAATATTGCAAACTTAATTTCAGAATTCGATACTTTCGCCCAGTCTGGCTTACTCTGATAAGATGATACGTCAATTCCTTTAATTTCCATATTTTCTCCCTTGCACGTATTTTATTTCACTATTCCTGGTTTTGATTCTGTTACTGTCCCGTCCTCATTCAGTACATAGCCATCCTTTTGAAGCCTTTCAATTACCTTCTTATTCCACAACTCGGGAACATCTGTCCATTTTTTCAATTCATTAATAACTCTTTCTTCGTAAAATTTAACCATTATTCTCACCTCTGATTGTTGCAACTAAAGTAGCCAGTTCATCAAGTGCCGAATCATGCGTTGATACAAGTTCAGCTAGACCGTCAATACCATCACCATTAATCAGAATTTTACGATTAGATTCCGCATTAAGCATCCGCATCACCGAGTCAAGCTTTTCAGACATCTCATTCAGCCTGTTTGAAACTCGATTGATGGCTTTGTAGATATTTGCAATTTCTTTTTTATCCACAATTATCATCTCCTTTGATTAAAAATAGTACCGCAAATCCTTTTAACCGCCTTACGGCGGTAGATGGGTTTTGCTAGGATTTTAGATACATAAGCAGGGGGCAACACCAAGAGCGTAGCTGACGTCGCTGTAGTACGATTCCCCGTCCATGTCCACATGACAGAATTTGTTTCCGCTGCTGGAGTAAGGCGAACGTTCCCAATAGCGGCCAGACACGAAATTACTGCTAAAGTACGGTTTCTTATATCTATTAGCAGTTGCGTTCTTAAAGTACTGATACTGTTCTCCCTCGCCTGCGAAAGAATACTTTATACTGCCAAAAACCTCAATTTCAGAAGGTAAAAATGCATAGTCATTTGAGACTTTAATCGTACTGCTACGGCTTCCTACAGATGCCAACTTCTTGACCTGCTTCATCATATTCTGAATATAAGTAGGCAAACATTTCTTGTACACATTATTGCACCACGTACGTCTTGCACAGCCTTCCCAACCACCACTATTTGTACTTGAACCGTTTATATAACCACATTCATGTGATACATTATAGGAGGTGTTATATTCTGTCGTAGTGTCTAAATACAACATACGTTCTGTCTGAATTGTAATAGCGGCTTTAGTCTTGCCATTGATAGCAGTCACTAAGTCATCATGTTCGATTCCGATAATTACATAGGCATAATCATTCGCTCTGTGTGACTCACTTACGCCAGTTGCATCCATGGCATTGTGATGGATGGTTCTCTTGTCGCCGACCGCCCAATAGTCGCTAATGTTGATTTTGCCTGCGTAGTGCGCTTCAATCATCTTTTCAATCTCTGCGTCTGTTCCGTCGGCAAATGCGACAATCTTCAAATCCTCTTTTGGTTCGCCGAGAAGTCTGTTTCCTGCATCGTAGTTGTATACACCATCTGTAGAATATGGAAACAGTGTAAAGTAATATTGTTTGCCGTTTGTCAGCCCTGTGACTGTATAGCCTGTGGTTTTGTATTTATCTCGAATTGCATTATCAACCACAAGCGTTCCGTCATCTGGATTTGCAGGATAGCCCGTTTCTTTCATTACAAGTTTTGTGCCAGCCCATGTAGAGAATGTTGAACCACTAATTACCGTGTTTTCAGGGTCTTGCCATTTAATTGTGACAGATGCATTTAAGTTCTCAATCGTTGGGTTGTTTACGGGCTTGGGAGTAACGGTTGTGCCACCGCCTTTTGCGTGGAGTGTTCCGTCTTCATCTATGAATGTTGTCTTGCCGTCAGGCTTAACCTTACCGAGAATTTCAATTGTAGCAATTGGGACAGTCGCATCACTCCCCTTGTCCCCTTTTGGCCCTTTGATGTTTACTGTTTCGGGATTGGCGATTCCATCTGTGTTGCTCCAGCTTATGTTTCCATCAGTGTCTACACTTGGAATGAATGTAGTGCCCTTTTCTCCTTGCGGTCCAGTATCTCCTTTTGCACCCGTATCGCCTTGCGGCCCGGTAATATTTACTGTCTGGGGGTTTTCAAGTCCTCCGTCATTACTCCAGCTTATGTTTCCTTCGCTGTCTACAACAGGAGTGAATGTGATTCCTCGCGCACCAGTATCTCCTTGCTCACCCTTTGGACCTTGCGGACCAACTGGCCCCTGCGGCCCCTGAATCTTGCCAGCATTGTTCCAATTCGCGCCGTCGAAAACCCACATTTCTCCGTCTATTAAATATGCATCGTTCTTCTCTGCACTCAGGGGGAGGTCTGCCTCAGATTCTTTTGTGCCAAGGACATTAAGAGACGTTCCGTCGTTTCCTTGTTCGCCCTTTTCTCCTCGCGGGCCTTGCGGACCAACTGGTCCCTGCGGACCAACGTCTCCTTTTTCACCTTTTGGGCCTTGCACTCCTTGAGGCCCCATAATATTCCCAACATTTTCACTATCACCATCTGAAAATGTTATTGTCAAATTTCCATCTGTGTCAATACTGACTGCTGTGATAGAGATGCCCCTTAGTGATTCTTTCTGCTCAGGTGTCAGTGATTCAAATGTCACGGTACCATCTGCGCCTTTATCTCCTTTTTCGCCTTTGGGACCCTGTGGACCAACGAATTCTCCGGCATTAACCATCTCTGAAATGTCCTCAATGGAACACAACCGCCTTACATCATTAGCCGCAAATGCAATGTATAAGGCTTTACCAGATGGAACGGACGGGTCATTGCCAAGAATCGCAACGGGCTCTCCGGGACGAATTTTCGACGTATCAAAATCGGAGTACATACCGCGCCGGAATTGTATTGTGTATGTATTGGCCATATTAGACTTACCTCCTTATAAAAGGAAATTATTCCTTATGTAATTCTTTACAGAATCAAGATTTTTCTGCACGCTGTCATCCATCACGAGAAAATTGCCTTTATTGTTCTGACTGATGATACTTCCTGTGCTTTCGTCTACTTCTGAATAGGTGTAAGCAATGCGACTTCCTTCTCCAGTGCTGAGATTCATAAAACTTGTAAGAATTTTTTTCATGATATTTCCTCCATTTCGTCAATAATTTTTTTCCTGTTATTAAGAAGCTCTTTTTCGTAATCGGGTTCTGATATTTCAAGGCTTTTACTGTAGTCTGGCTCTGGCATGTCTGTGTCTATTGCCCTATCGTAAGCTGTTTCACTTGCATCAGCAAAACGCATGTGTTCATAGTCAGCTTGACGCGCTTTGACTTCAAATGCAAATTTAAGCCCCGGAGTACCTTTTACAGTGAAATATGTCTGTTCTTTTTGGTCTACCCAACAATCTCCATCTCCTTCCTTTTGCAAGAACACATAATATTCAATCCTTACATTAGTAGATTCTTGGAATATGTCATCTATGTCTATCAGACATGTGCCGTCTTCTGATATGGATGCTTCTCCGATGTCTCCAAACATGGGGGATGCCATTTCGTAGCAATAAAACGCCTGTGTACCATAGTTTTTTGTTGGAAAAATCCTCTTCTTTGTCCCTCGGACACTTAAATCCGCAAGGTCTGTCCCCGTACCTGCACTGTAGAAATGACCACTGGCTTCTACATGTGTACCTGCTGTAACTTCTTTTGATGCCGAAACGCTGCTCGCCGAAACGCTGCTCGCCGAAACGCTTTTATTAAACGAGGCTGAACTTGCATGTACGGTTCCTGTATAAAGATTGATTCCTCTAATACGCGTTCCATACAATGTCCCGTACCCCGGTACATATATTCCTGTATTCGTCTCTGAATAGATCTCTCCAGTTGAAGCATCTAGTATTACTTCTCCATACGTGCCACTTGCTGAAAGCTTTTTAATTCCAACTTTCCATCCTGCTAATTCGCCTGTGTTAATATAATCGGCATTCATGTACACATTGCCATTTGATAGATACAGGCCTTTATTGCTGCTGTTATCGCTTAGCACATTAATAATCTCTTGCTTGGACATTTTTCCTATGTCGAGATCACTGAGCGCTTTATCTGTATAGCTGTTTGCACTTGATAGCGCTGTCGAAGCTTTGTCTTCCGCAACACTATATATTGTATCACCATTTGTTAATACAAATGTATCAGGTCTGAGCGTAACATTTCCGTAGTTATCAATCGCAAATGTTGATATTCCAGAACTGTTTGTAACATTAATGTTTTTCAAGCTAATTAAATCAGCTGAAATCTGGCCGGACTTAATATAGGAAGCATTTATATACAGATGTCCGTTCTGCATATAAATTCCCTCTTGCTTACCGTTATCCGTTAAAGCGTTAAAAACTCTTTCAAAATTGACAATTTTTTCAGCGTCCAGTTCCCGCCAAGCGCCATCAGTCCCAGAAAACATATATACCTGGCTTGTAGAGAAGTTCATGAATATCGAGCCGTCATGCTTTTCATATTCTTCACTTTTCCACTCAGATGCCGGATAATTCTGCAATGTTGGTGTATACGTGCCATAATAGTTCGGGATAGTCACATTACGAACTGACCCATCCACAACGTCCTTGGCAATCTGTTCAATAGTTCTACTTTTCAGTGTAAAGTTTTCAACTTCTAATGTGACAGCACCTGTGTCGGCATCTATTCTTAATGTCGTATTCCCGTTATTATCTTTCGCTGTGAAGCCTCTTGTATTAATCCATTCTGATTGAATACCGATGGCATAGAGAATATTCAGAACGGCATCTCCATTACTATCAAAGCCGGCTTTCCATGTCTGACCCCCATCTACTGACAAAAAGAATCCATCGACACCTGTCTTATAAATTACTTTAGAATCAGCAAGTGTAGGTTTATCATGCCGGTACGTAATTACGGAATCATCTTCTTGTATTTCCTCTGTATAGAAGAAACCTAGCGTGTTTGCTGCAAGCTCGTTCATTTGTTTGAGCTTTACGTCATAGGCAGATAGTTTCTTTTCTATATCTTTTTTTGACTGCTCTACCGCTGTTTGCTGATCACCAATAAACTCGCTTACATCTTCTTCAGCACTCTTTGCGCTACAACTCCATGATGTTGAACCGCCGAACACGAACTCTATATCTGTCACAAACGATCTAAAGACACGATTCTTTGTATCAATAAATTCAACTGGATCGCCAAAAGTGGCGTATCCGTTGGCAATTCCGTCGCATGAGAAAGGACGCATTCGCAAACCGATTAATTGATTTCCAATAGCTTCGACTCCTGCCTGTGTATTGCCCGACAATAGCTGATTGTCAATAGTAATCACATAGCCGTCCTGACCTGACATATATTCGGTCTCATCTTCTACATATTTGACACCTGTTACAATAACATCGTCTACGTCATATTGTAGATTCTGAATTGAAAATAACGCGTGATAATCGTTATTGCTTAACGTACCACCATCAATCACGGTCCCTGCCGTCCACGGATTAAGTGTGCCACCATCCAGATCATCACCATTTGTCCAGTTCTTTACTGCTCCACCATCGTAAATAGTCGTATTGGTAAATGCCTTATCAAACGTAATAATCCTGAGTAAGTCATTTTCATCAATTCTTGCATTTCCGCCGGCTATCCCGGCACACATTCCGATTACTGTACGGTATGTCGCATTAGATGGCGCTTTCCGAATCTGAAAGTCCGCATTTGGAAACATTGCATCTCCAAGAGTGATTCCACATTGCTGGCAGCATTCTGAGAGCAGTTCCTTGACTGTACAAGGAAAAGACAGGTTAGAATCATATGTCTTATCAGCATTGTGCATTTTATCTAAGAGAGAAAGACTTATTTCGCTCGCCGTTGCAGGCTTTTTCGACACAATGTAAGTACCTCTCTTTATAGCTTCTATCCTGTCGGATAACTGCACATTGAGAAAGATAACAAACCTTGCGGCGTTAAAATTATATCCGTCAAAGCGCCCGTCATCATTTACCAATGATAAACTTGCCGTTTTTTCTATTGCTACACCCACCGGGAAGTCCCCAGAGTCTGCTGAATCTACGAGACTATTTCCAGACAGATAAAAGTCTTTTTTGCCTAGCTTAAGAGTTGTACCATTTGACAATGTAACATTTGCTGTCACGTAATAATTTCTGTTTGTAAGAGATTCTTTCTTCAACTGAGTAGATACATTTATCAAATCGGCTCAATCCTCCTTACATTAATAGACAAATCCGTCCACTTTTCTTCCCCGTCTTTCAAAGTTTGCGCAGCCATATTAAAATTTGATGCGTAGAATGTTCTGTCTATCCATCTTCCCGGAACAGTTGGGTCTTTGTGGTGGAATGTAAATTGGCTCTTGTTAAGTACAGTATTTAGTATGGTTGCTATTTCAGCCCATGTAAGCTCGCCCCATTGCATGTCATACCCACCAATTGTTCCCATTGGTGTATTGTGCATAATCAAATCCTGACTTCTTTTAGAATCTTCCGTAGAAGTGGTTGCGAACACCGGTTTGTAACTGTCCGGTGCTCTTATAACAACGTTGTCTATTCTGAATTGTTCCTGCGCCATATTCTTCTCCTTATGCTAACTCAAATGGGTTCTTCCCGTTCCGGTTTCTTCTCATTTCAGCTTCACTAATAATAATATCTAACAGTTTTCTGCCAGATGCATTAACTGTAACATTGTAGGTATTTCCGTCTCCCTGTCCTTTTCCTGATTCTTCCCGGACGATCTGACGCAACAGGCTTTCCGGTGCTTCCAGGTTATTTCCTTTTTTTTGATCGCCTAATACCGCAAGGAATTCTGACCTTGGTGGAATAACTGCGCCACTGGCCAGATATGGGATAGTTCCGATACGTGGAAATGTCGCATGAAATCCAATAGTCTTTGAACCAAACGGTGTTGGAACAGTCCAGGGTCCAAAGGAAAATGCAGATTCAATTCCACCAATTGCATTATTAATCATTCCAACTGCATTATTAACAATGCTGATTGCTTGATTGATCGGAGCTTTAATAAAATCCACAATGCCTTCAAACGCAGATCTGACTGCATCTCTGGCGGCATTAAACTTATTAGTGATAGCATTTTTTATCGCTTCTACTTTATTAGATACGAACGTAGCTACGTTTTCCCATGTTTTTGATGTCTTGTTCTTTACGCTGTCCCATACGCCTACAACTTTAGTTTTAATTGCATTAAATACTGTGCTGGCTGTGGATTTAAGAGAGTTCCAAAGACCAGAAAGGGTCTTTTTAATTGCGTTCCAGATTGTTGAAGTCAATGCTTTAATCGCATTCCAAGCAGTGCTGATGATGCTCTTTATTATACTCAACGCGCCTTTTGTTACGGTTTTAATTATCTCCCACGCACCTGACACAACATCTTTGATAAAACTCCATGCTCCATCCGCAATCTCTTTTATTCCCTGCCAAGCCAGTTCCCAGTCTCCCGTGAAAACGCCGACAAGAAAATCAATGATTCCACTCAGCGTGTCTGCTACATCACCAATTATTTTAATTAATGATTTTATGACTTTTATCGCTACGGTGCCTACAACATCAATTATCTTTGCAACAACCGGAAGCAAATTCGCGATTATCCAGTTAATTAAAGGAACTAACACCGACTCCCACAGAAGTTTCAGAGAATCAATGAGTTTTCCGAGAAATGTTTCTATCTTTAAAATTGCGTCCCCTAATGGTCCCTCTAATAGCCCTTTGATTTGTTCTGCCAGTCCTTGTAACACCGGAAGAATGTATGTGTTATATCCGGTTATCAGAGTTTCAAATATGCTTGATAATCCATCTGCTATAGAATCAAAGAACGGTTTTACATGTTCATCGTATAACCTCGATATTGCATCACTAAGGTTTTGAACAGCTGTTAAGACGCCGCTTGTTACGGTTTCTATTACTCCGAGACTACCCTCGATTGCTGACTTTAAAATGTCCTTGTTGTCGATAAAAGGCTGCGCAATCATGTTAAGGATATCTCTGCCAAGTTTTGCAGCCGTTTCTGTAAGAACCATTCCGATTTCAGCAAAGATTCCGATTAAATCCGCAGTAATCTGCTGTGCGGTTTCTCCACCAAAAACTGAGAAAACATCCGCAAAGGCGACTGCAAGATTCCCTGCGATTTGCGAAATTTCAGAGCCGATATTGAACATATCTATCAGATAGTTCTTTATTCTTTGCGTGTTCTGCTTTAAAAACTTTTCAATTCCGCCTATAATGTTTTGTGCAATTGTCAATCCAATTCTGGCAAATGAACCGGCAACTTGTCCAATTGCATATGCAAATGAATCAAGAAAATTATTTGCTGCTTTAGTAACTTCTGAATCAGTAAAGATATCCTTTAAAGATTTCCATATGGAATCGAGATCCTTTTTTATTCCGTCAAGAATTGGTTCGTAATCTCCTAATCCATCCCAGAATCCTTTTGCGATTAACTTAGCCAACTGTTTAAATCTGTCGATTATCTTTTTTAGCGGTTTTGACATTTTATCAAGAACTGTCTCACCCTCTGCCAATTTTCCATAATCAACATTTTGTACAGCATCTTTCATCTGATCTGCAAGTCCGCCGGTTGCGCCCGGTACTTTTGACGATGAATCTGTGCTTTTATCCGTTGAGTAATTATTTATTTCGTCAAGAGGACTAAGATATCCTTTTGCCGCCTTAGTAGCTTTCTTAGTTGTATCTGCTGTATCATTTGTCGCATCTGCCAGCTTTTCGGCATTGTTGGCAGCATCTCCATATTGGTCTGCCGTATCAGCTATTGCATCTGTTCCGACAAGACCTGCACCACTTGCGCCTGTCTGGCCAGATGATTTCTTTCCGGTGATTAATTCCGTAAATGACTTGAAGGCATTTGCCAGAGTTGCCAGTTTGCCCAGCAAAATATTAATAACTCTCAAAACAGGAGTGAAGAGATTGATTAATCCCTGTCCAACTGTCGCCTTGAGAGATTGCAGCTGTAACTGCATTACTCTTACCTGGTTCGCCCAGCTGTCTGAAGTACGGATAAAGTCACCAGATGCGGCAGACAACTGTTTCTGTACAAAAGCCAAGCGGAGAGCCACTTTCTCCTGTTCAGTCATGGCGGATGTGGTTTTACCATAGCCATTTGCCAGCGCGAACTGGTCAAGCGCCGACTGGGTCATTACCACACCGAGGTCCTTGAGTGTTTCCGTTTCACCTGTAAACACTGATTTCAGTTTGATATAGGCTAAGTCCTGACTGATATTATAAAATGATGCCACATCGCCAGTTAACTGTGTCAGAGCCGTTGACATGTCGTAAGCCTGCGCTTCTGAGAATCCGAACGACTTAGACATTGCTCCGAACGTTCCGACATACTGTTTCGCCATTGTTTCAGATAATCCGGCCGAGGTCATGGCATTCTTTGCAAATTCATTGACCTTATCCGACATTGTGGTAAATGTAACATCAACCACGTTCTGTACTTCTGCCAGATTAGAACCAAGTTCTACGCACTCTTTCCCAAACTGAGCCAGTTTCCTAATTGCGAATGCTCCGCCAATCAGTATGCCTATTTTTTTTACTACGCTGCCAAGTCCGTTAAAAGACTGCCTGATTGCTGATACGCCGTTTTGTACACCTGATGTGTCCATTCTGGTATCAATAATGACTGAGCCATCAGCAGCCATGTGTCCACCTCCTAACTATTTGAGGTTCAACATCTCATTCAGCTTATCTTTATAAGCTTGCTCCTCGTCGCTGAGACGTGTTTTTATGTCAATTGTGTTTTTATTCTCTTGATAGAATTTCTTTTCCCATTTATCGAGTTTTTCACCCTTTGCTTTTTTTGACCGGATTCCAACTACGGTGTTGAACAGGCACTCGCCAGATTCCATAAAGTATCCAAAAAACGTCCACCAGTGCATATAAGGTACTGATCTGATTTCTTTACCAGCAACCTTGTTCACAGCCGGAACGATCATATCTCCATCCTGTTCCCAGTCCATCAAACGGGGTTTGGGCTTGTTCGGGCTATCATCGAATTGACCACAATCAATAAACTCGCAAGCTTTCTGACAAGCTTCTGTAAGATGTTCCAGGGGTATGCTTTGCCAGTCCTCAAACAAAATCTGTAACATAACAACAGCTTTCGCCTGTTCGTCCAATTCTGGGTCATTCATGGCAACCAGAATATCAATAATTACTCGAAAATCCGTTCTGATAGAAAAATCCACCCCACTGATATTTAGTGAGGTGGGCAACTCATAGGCGGTCATTTTGTATACTTCTCCGTGTACTTATTGACTACTTCCTGCATTTTTTTCTTTCTCTTTTCAATTTCCGGAGTAAGTGCTTCATTGATTTTGTCCAGAACGATATAGGCAAACACCTGACCATTTCCAAAAACAGTTGTTGCGGTAATTGGTTCTTTGAATAAATCTTTAGATGCTTCGTACCCGAGCATATAATTGATTTTGTCCTCAATCTGCTTATTAATCTCCGCCATCTCTTTACTGGAAGAAACATTTTTAACAGATTCCTGAGCCTGTTCAAAGAAAGTTTCCAATTCTTCCGCTCTTGCCGCAATGTTAATGTCAGTAGGGTTCAGTTTAAATGAAGAGAACACTTCACCCTGTTTATTTGTAAATGTGAAAAGAAGAAATCCATCATCAATGTTTGTGTTAATTGTTTTTGCCATTTTCTATATCCTCCTAAAAATTATTCGCTGTCAGCTGTGAATGTACCGGAACTGATATCAAACTTTCCTTTTACACGTTCGCCGGTATAATTGACGGTAAATGGAATCTGATATCCGGATGTATCACCGCCATAGGAGGTCGGCACAACGTAGCAATCCTGCTGATACGCTTCATACTTACCTGCCGTAGCTTCTGTCCAGAGATGAACCTCAACTGCTTTTGTTTTGAGGTTGTCGTCTTTGAGGCGTCCATCTACAATCTTCTGTAATGCTGTGAACAGATCAGAAGTAGTGTCTGCATAGAATGGATCAGCGTCAGAAGAAACTTCATAGCCATTGTGTTTGAATGTGGATTCTCCAAGAATGTTTTTAGATGTTTCAGTATCTGGATTGAGTTCTACATTGTACTCTTCCAAATCCTTTCCAAGACGCTCATATTTCGGTGTTAGTCCTCCACAGAGGGAACCTGCATCAATGTAATGAGCCATATATTTACGGTCAATTTTGCCTGTAACTGCCATAGAAATGTCCTTTCTGCCTATAACTTTTAAAAGGCTGCGTAGGTTAGTGACTATCTCTAATTGATAGCCGGTTGTTACTTGTTATATTACTTCATAAGTATTTTCATAGCGTACTGACAATGGCAATAACCAATCCTGTACGCCGCTCTCCTGTGGTTCTAAACCATATGAGTTGTCGCGCATGATGCGTTTTATCGTTCGTCCCTGTGAAAGCTCTGGAAACGCATTCAAACGTGTCTCAACGCCATTTATGGCAACTGGTTCTCGACATATCCATTTACCGAGATTGTCAAGGAACTTCTGAACAGATAATTTCTGTCTTTCCTTGTCGGATGCTGTTCGGTATACCACATAAAATGGATACTGGCATACCTGATGCATTGTGCCGCAGACATCTTCTTTTTCCTTATAAACCAAAGCTCCATTATCCGCTGAGAACGCAATTCCCGATTCTTTGCCGAGTTCCTCAAATTTGATTGTTTCATTTTCGTACAGCCCCGGATACTGGTTCAGAAGTGCTTTCATGGCATCTGTCAGAATCTCGTATCCGGTTGCATCTTTACCAATAGGCTTATCTGCCATGTCTGCCACCTCCTGCCTGTGCTTTTACTTTACGAATCCATGTACTGCCGTATTGCCGTTTAGCGGCATCGAACCATTCAGCCTGTGCCCGTGGGTGAGCCTGTTTGGCGTATTCAAGATTTTCCTTTGCGGCTGTCTGACCAGAAAACTGACTGACAAGGACTTTCTTTGCTCCACGTCTTGCGTAGGGACTTCCGGTTGCTTCGTCGACCATTCCTCTTCCTTCGTACAGAAAACGCCCATAAGGAGCCGCCGCCGCGCATACTTTCCCAGTTCCTTGCAAGGATGTACTCTCAACTCTTGTCCGATTGATAAAATTTCCGGTAATCATTGGCATAAATGGAACCATGCTGTCCATAACCATTCCGTCAAGGAGATACTGGGCTTCTTGATACTGTCTGGAAAACCTGTCCATATTCAGCTTGATTTTCATATCTCCATCGACTATGGAGAATCCTTTGAAATGATGAATCTTACTCATATTACTTACCCAGAATCTCAAAATGTGGAATCAGCGTATACGGACCGCCAACACTGGTAATCTTAAACACGTTATCCTTGTTCTCATTCATGTACTGGTAGAATCCATTCCGATAATCACCATCAGATACCGTTCTGCCAGTCCACTCACCCTCCCAGAAGAATGATTCATCTGAGAATGTAATAGTGTCTTCCAGAGCGTTGTTAATCTGCCTTTTCCACTCTTTAACTGGCACCCATGGGAGAATCTTACCATTCTTGTCAGTAATGGTTATATCGCCATTCTGAACAGTATAACGAATGTGTAACTGTGCGTTGTCAGTTGCGTCTGGTCCGTACTTTTTAAGAATTGCCCCCTTGTCCGTAATGAGGTCAACACCGGATAAAACATGAGGGTACCAGTACGCATCTCCTGTTGTCGGACTCTCATAATAATTGAAAATCGTCAAAGTTTTTTCGTACATGATACCCTCTCCTTAATTATTCTTTCTGCACTGTCTGCTTAATAACCTGATTTACACCAGTGGCCGACAATCCATTAAACATACCGACTGCAACCGCTGTGATATAATCCGTTGCCGGGAAATCCGGGATAATTCCCATTCCGACTGCTCCGAGAATCCCGCCAGTAACCGCCATGATTACTGGAATCCATTCATCAGAGATTCTTTTTGATGCCTTACAGCCCATTCCTACAATGTAGCAGATCATAACGATTGCTATACATGAGCCAAGCGTTGAAATGTCCATAATCATACCTCCAAATCAACTTTTTCCATAACTGCCCTTGCTTCCAGAACAGCAATATAATCCGCCATTGCTCTTACCTGCATATTGTAAGTGCTTCTCGGACAAGTAGGAGTAAATGGGAGTTCCCCTTTGTCCCACTTTCCAAGCATATTCGCAAGTTTCTTATATCGAATAACCACCTGCATATACTCTGCCTTAAAGCGTTCCTTGTAATCTGCACTGTTCATCATTTCAACTGTCTGTTTTAATTCCATTATTCAGATACCTCCTACTTAACTACGAATTTTTCCCACTTCTTGTCACATCTGGAATACCAAACTGTTTGTATGTACCTGTAAATGAAAACTGTTTTCCACATTTACAGCAAGTTTCCGTAATGGTACAAGTCTTTTCTTTGTCATTGCATTTTGATTCAGCAGGACTTTTGAATTTATGCCCGCCAGTTAAAAAGCACATTACTTTATTCATACTAATTACACTCCCGCATACAAAACTGGTATGCCATCATCCGTCCTTACTCCCATCAGAAGCGGCAAAGCCGTCTTTAAGAGTAAGTCGTTCGTTTTCTGCGCATCTCCGGCGGCGGCATATACCGCACTCCATTCTTTTGCACTCGCCCCGATCTGCTGAGGTGTGGCATAAGAAATAGATTCACTGCCAGAAGATACAGATGTTACAATGCCTGTTGACTTGCCACCGGTATTTGTGTCGGTCACATTTGCTGACGCCTGATTAATAGCATTCTTTTCAGCAAGTTCAATCTGATACATTAATTCAGCTAATGAACAGACCGCCTTTTTAATACGTTTCTGTGAGCGTTCATTTTCCGGCAGTCCGTCCACCAACCTGTCAAACGTCATTGTGTCCACAAAATCACTGGCTCTTTTTGCCAGTCGTGGAAAGTCGGTTTCTGGCACGACATTGCCGAATGATTCTGTATAGAATTTATAATCTGCATAAGCCATGCCAGTCACCCCCTACGTTTATGATTTCGCTGTTACGCTTGCACTTCCGGCATTCAGTGCCTTGTATGTTCCGTCACACTCAACCACTGTAATCTTCTGCCCGGTTGCTGCCTTAATGTCGGCTTTTCCGTCCCATGTAGTCCAGTTTCTGAGATTCTGGCCATAAGTTACAGCTGTTTCAGATGCACCAACTTTGTACTTGTACACATTGTTAGCGTTTTCTTTAGCCGGGTTTACAGTGATTTTTGTATCACCAGTTGCTGTTCCTGCCGCAGATGTTACTGTCAGAGTGCCAAGCGTTGGTGTCTCATCAATGGCAATTACTGCGATTGCATCAATGTACTCCGCAAAAAGAGTCAGTCCCATAACTGCGAACGCTTCGGAAACTGCTGTGTGGTAGTTGCCCTGAGTGTGGAATCCGATCAGGTTTGTCTCGCCAGATACGGTGTATACAAGCCCTGCTCTTGCGAAGTCAGATTCGTTCGGGTCAACATAATACAGAACGATGTTCTCGACAGGTGTTGCAATAACCTGTCCTCTCGGGATTTCGCTGTCAGACAGTAAAAAGATTGTGTTGAATCCCATAAAGTCTTTCATGTACTGAAATCCGAACTGGTTCTGAATAGTAATTTCAGCTGCTCCGAGGTATTCATATACGTCCAGAATGTTGACAAATCCAGCGACGCCAGTCACATTTCTGTGCATCTGCTTGAATTTGTTCTCAACACGACCCTTAGCCATTGCCAGAGCCATCTGGAATGTAGTTTCTGTGGAAGTAAGTGTACCGGTTTTCAGATAGTCATAGAATCTTCCGGTAACATCAGTCTGAAGCTGGAAAAGGAATTCATCATCGGTCATCTGAACAGCGTTCTCGTAACCGTGATCCTTAATCGCTTCGATAGATACAGCCTTTGCGTACTTCTCGATAGTCATTTCCGCATAGGGTTTTTCTTTTACAACGAATTTGCTGTAAGGGATTTCCTCGCCCTCTGCCACTTTTCCGCTCTGTAAAGTACCTTCTGCATACTTAGACTTGAGTACAGCACCCGGCTGTTTTTTGATAGGTCTCATGATACCCAGAATATCACGTAAGTGCTGCCAGTTTCTTTCGAATCTGGTAACAAAGTCAATCTCACGTGCTGTGACCTGAATATCATTTGTCATAATAAGATTAGCTTTTGCTGCCATATAAAAAAATCCTTTCTACCCATATTTTTTAAGGTATTGGGTTAGCGGCTATACTCTGGCGTATAGTCGGTGTAAAAAAATCACTGGAATAACTGGATGTTCTGAGCAATTGCAGCCTGTCTCTCGGACGGGTCTTTGATTGCTTCGATATCTTTCTTTGTCATGTTTCCCGGTGTCTGCTGCTGTCCAACATGAGTGGTAAATCTTGCCTGATTCTGCTGAGCCTGCTGCTGAGATTCATCCACAAAAGCGGATGCGTCAGACTGTTTCATCTGTTCGATCAGGTCGTTTAATCCAAGGATTTTGCCATCTTTCAGCTTCAATCCGGCTTCTTTAACGTCTGCCATAACAGACTTCTTTGCAGCTTCACTGGAAAACTTAACATTGTCGAGTGCCGCTTTGAGTGCGTCTGAGAAATCACGGTCATAGATTTTCGCGTTGAATTCTTTCTCTGCATCTGCCGCTTTCTGTTTCCAAGTCTCTAACTCACTTTTAATATTTGCCGGGTCGATACCGTCAAAACCTTTTAAGGTTTCTTCTGCTGTCTCAGCACGTTCTTTCCAGTTATCTCGTTCTCCCTCAACTTTTGACAGAGTTTTCGCCACTTCCTTTGCGTTCTTGTAATTCTCAGAAAGTGCTTTCTTTACATCTGCCTGTTTATCCTCCGGGATTTCAATTCCAAATGATTTTAAAGTGTCAATAAGTTTCTGCATAACATCCTCCTGGTCGTGTTTATTGACCTGCCGCCGCAGGTAAATGGATTAAGCCAGTTAGACCACTGGCAAGGTAATCGGAAAGGCAGGAATCGAACCTGCGACCTCACATTTACAGTGCGATCTACCACTGAGCTACATTCCATGCCGCCTATAACGGCCAACCCTCTAAAAAGAAACTGGGGTGAATTTCACTTCTTTCGCTATAGCGTAAATCCACCTGAGACATAGACCACCTGTATACAAACAGCTTAACTCTAAGCGGATTAAAGCGGAGCGCCCGGAATCGAACCGGAGACCAGAGTGCGACTCTGTCAGTTTTCCACTAGCGTACATTCCACATAACCCGGATTCCCGGGTTAGCAAGGTGTTTAACGTGTCATGCCTGCCACGAGTTGTTTCGGATATTTATTTCTTTTTTAAAAGAAAAGTATGAATAACAAAAACCTTAATCAAGGAGGTGAGCCATCTTGCGTGCCAGATGGCAAATACGCACGACAGGATTCGAACCTGTTCAACTTTCCGTTAAAGCGTGCGTACCAGCTACTAAATTAAAGGAAGGAGGATTAAAACGAAAATGTCAAAAACAACCGTTTTACTTGTGCTTCCTGCTGCACAATTACATTATAACAGATTTCTTTTAACTACCTCTCTACCACTTTTGTGTTTTTAGAGCATATCACGGAGTTTTTCTACGTATCTCTTGACAAGATCACGTTCTTCCCGGCACTCTGCATCCTTGGACATATCACTCATTTCTGTTGTAAGTTCGTCCAGATGTTCTTCCAATGCGGCGAGCATCTTTCTTTTGCAGTCTTCAGACTTGCCGGAACGATAGCTCTGTTTCTGTGTCATATAGTCGTCATAAGCATCTCGTCCGTCAGAGCGGCTGTAATGTCCTCTAACATAATGCTCACCACGTCTGGCATAAGAACTGCCTCGGTCATAATCCGGCATCATTCTGCCGTCATTTGCGCTGTATCTCCCCATGCTGTCGCGCTTTCTTCCGCGTTCGCTGTAATCGTCATTGTATCCGCCACGCATCTCATCAAGGACAGTGTTATAGTACTCCACTTTCTTGTCCCAGTACTGCGTGTTCTTTATGTCTTTGTACATATCAATCAGTTTGTATGTCATTTCCAGATTTCCGGTGGTCAGTCCATTGTCAGCGATTTTGGACAGCTCGTCTTCAATTCTTGCGCATAAGTCTTTAATATCTCTCATAATCACACCTCCTACGCTTCTCTAGTCACGACAATATTTGCGTTCGCAACAGATACTGCCTGGTCGCTTGTGTTCTCTACTGCGATATTAACGCAACATCCGCGAGGTACATCAATATAGATGCCAGAGGACACATTATTGTACTGATTTACTGCTGCCGGTGTGGAAATCATCTGGGAAGAAAGAACCGGCTCACCAGAGATTGCAATTGCCAGAGAAATAGCTCCGACAGTACCGCCTGTTGGAATTGCGATATTACCAGAAAAATCCACGAAGAATCTCGCTTTACACTGGTTAGTCAGTCCTCTTAGAGTGATGATTCCGCTTCCCTCTCTGTGCTGAATGCAGTTAGAACCCTTAACTGCTGTATTTGAAAATACTACGTTTCCATTTGCTGCTACAGTCTGAGCAGCTACACTTGTAAATTCTGCCATAATTTTTACCCCTTTCATATCACAAAAGGACAGGTCTCAGCCTGCCCCTCTGTGTAATACGGCATAAGCCGACATTCGAATCAATCGAAAGATACTCTCGATATGAAGTTATCAGCAATTGCATCCGGTGTTGCATCCGCATCCACATCCGTAATATGTGTTCGGGTTAGGAACCTGATATGCCGGAATCGGTGCTGGATTGATTGCGTTAATGAGCTGCTGTGTCTGAGAAGCCATTGCAGTTGTGAGAAGTGCGCTCTGGCGATCCTGAGATGCAGCACGTCTGAGATCATTATTCTCAGCCTGCAGACTAGAAATCTTTTCATTGCAAAGATAATCTAAAACGGCTCTCGCATTTGCATTCTGGTTATCAATGATGTCTCTTGTGTTACTGTTCATGGTGTTCTGCAATGCACAGGTGTTCTGTGCCATATTGTAGTTCACGCCCTGGATAGCTTCCCGGGTCTCGCAGCAACAGTTCGCAAGCTGAGCCTGTAAAGCATTTGTATTCTGCATGTTTGCTACAGTATCAGCATTGATTGCCTGCTGGATTCCAAAGCCGGTCTGCATGATGTTTGTATTGATTCCGTTAAAACCGGTAAGCATACCGTTATTCATGGCATAGAATCCATCACACAGGCCACTATTGATTCCGTCAAGCTTGCTAATTACTGCGGAGTTATCGAATCCTCTCTGAATGTCCGCCTGAGTAGCTGCTGTGGCTACATATCCGCCGCCGTTGCCATTATTACCCCAGCCGTTGTTCCCCCATCCGAAGAAAGCAAAAATGAATAAAACAATAATCCACCAGCTGCCATCTCCACCAAACATGCCGTCGTTATTTCTACCGTTTCCAGTAGCAGCGGCAATATCTGCTAAGCTATAATTTCCATCCATAATATAATCTCCTTTTTGTGTATTTACATCAATCTGGCCAGATTGTAATGTACTATTTCATTCCTTTCAACATGTGTTGAAACTGTCCTGCCATTTGCTGAACCTGATTAAGCTGCTGCTGAGAAATCTTTCCAGACTGCAACATTTTCTCAACTTCTGCTTTCGGGTCTCCCTTAAAATTCTGTTTAAACTGCATAAACTGCTGCATCATCTGCATTGGCCCGTTTCCCTGTGGCATCCCACCACCGAGGGCATTGAATAATGGATTACTCATCTGCGTTTCCTCCCTTGACTGCTGATTCCTGCACGGTATTAGCCCTAACAGGTTCAGAAAAAGAATTTAATCGGTTTATGATAGCTTCGTATTTACCCTTTAAATCGTCGTATTCCTGTCTGGTGACATATTTACTGTCCATGTTCTGAACAGGCTGCTTAGGTGGCATCTGAGTGCCTACTTCATGGTATTCAAACGTCCGTAATGGTTGTGGCATACCGGAAACGTCTGTGGATTTTATAAAGAACTTTTCACTCTCACTGTCCATCAGCAAAACACTTGTCCCGGGCGCTACCAGATAGGATTTCGCACCGACTTCGCCAGATACCCACAGGATGCCATTGCTATTCTGCTGGGGTTGCTGTACTGGTTGAGCCGGCATCTGGACAGGCTGTTGCTGGAACTGATTCATCTGTCCTGGAACGCCAAAACTGTATTGATAAGGATTGTTATATAATGCCATCTTATGCACCGCCTTTCTGATTATATTTTTGCATAAAAAAAGAACCGGAAACAGTTCGTTTCTGGTTCTAATTAGTGTCTAAAAAGTATCAGCACACTTTAATTATTTTATTATTCACCCGGCGGCTCAATCGTTTCGCCGTGGATATACTCACATTCATCTGTTCAGCACAGTATTCGAGCGTATGTTCCTTGCATCTCAATCGGAATAGCTTTTCTTCATCCGGTGTGAAATTACATTCTATCAAGAATCTGTCTATATCTTTCTTTGTGAACACATATAATTTCATGAGCATACCCCTTACTAATGCTAACGCTGATTCTGCGCAAGATAATTTGTAAGCTTCTGTTTTGTTTTTTTTAATTCTTCGACGTTATTCCCACTAATCTGACTGTCCAACATGGTTGATAACACTTCCAGAATTAATGAATCTCGTTCTGCGATTCTCCGAAGACTTTCATAATCTCGTCTATCATGTTCTTCCAGTGTCTCTACCCGCTTATTAAGCCGAAATGCCGGGGTAATCCATTTAAAGATTACGGCTGCCGCCCCTCCGACAATAGACACCCCTCCGCAGATTGAGAGGAATATTTGTACAAATTCTGATATGCTCATTTATTCTCCTTTTCCCAGTAATATACCGGGATCTCATTACCGGAATCCCATGTATCGAAATATTTGCCCTCTTGTACTGTCACCACATGACCATCTATGCAGAGGATATATGTGCCTGTCGGATGGTCTGCGCAAAAGTCGTTGACTGTATAGATATATCGCTCTGACTGTTCTATAAGTTTACGTCTGTATCCATGCTTATAGAGATACGCTCCCCAGACATAGTTTGCACTTGGCATATCTGACAGAGCACACGCCTGTACCATTAATCCGGCAAATACCGTTTCCCAGTCGAACCCGGTTGCCTTACATATTGCCCGGACAACGCAATCTCCTGTTCTCTTATCCTTAACAGGATTCGGATTGAAATATTCCCATCTGTCCATCAGTCAATCCCCTTTGCTGTTTTATATCTTTTTGCCGCTCCCCTGGCTTTAGCGGCGTTCTGGCGATTCCACTTAGCAATCATGAGCCGGTCTTGTAGTTCCCTCAGGCCGTTCTGCTTACAGTAATCTTTGTATGCAGCATTTTGTTTCTGTAAAAGATAAGACTTCCGGTCAAGGTCTTGCTGGAGTGCGAATTTTGCCTTTTCATTCGGTGCATTGTCAACTCCTGCTTGCAGTCCAAGGACTTCACGCTTTGTCTTTCGGATTCTCCGTTCATAAGTACGTTGTCTCTGTTCCTTTTCGTACTGTTTGCCTTTGTCGGCTTTGTCCTGCGCTGATAGTTCCGCATAGGGATTAAATTCTCCGTCGCTTGCCCCAAAGCTATGCCGACAGTTGACGCCTGACAGTCCACTTGCTGTTCCGTATCCGGTCAATGAGAACGGCGGAAACTTCTTGCTCTTACCAGAACGAGAGTATATCTTGCCTTGCCACCATGAGTGATTGCCCGGATTCTGGCCGCCGTCACCCGTTCTGGCTCCTATGTGAGCACTGACTAGAACTAAATCCCAGTCCATTTCTTCCATGCGTTTTAGGGATATGTCACCAGTAGCTTGTGCCACACCAGTTCTGACAGAACGTGCGACTGCTGTTTCAATCGTGTCTCTTCTACCAGATGGATATGTGACAGTAACACCATCACTCACAACGTTATTAACTGCTTCTTTAATAGCTTGCGTATACCCAACCGCCCCAGTCATTACATGGTTGTATGCAAGGTCGCACTGCTCAATATAGAGCCTTTGAGCGGCATTTGCGGTTGTTCTTGTGAAGTTCTTCCACTCTCCCATAGTCGCAAGCATATTTCGCTCCATGAGTCTTATCATAGCTGGTGACTGTTCGAGCGGTACAGGGCTTAATCCTGCCGCCTTGTATATCTTATCATCGTAATTCATTGCAGTGATTCCGGCATCTTCGAACGCTTCAAGAAGTTCCTGTTGTTCACGCTTAGTGTATTTAGATAGTTCTGCCAGAATGTCCTCTAGTAGTTCACCCGATTCTTGTAAGGTTCTGATTCGCCATGTGTCTGCGCTGGTCAGAATATAGTCCTCACCTCTGCCAATTCTTGCCATCATTCTCGACACAATCTCAGAGATGATATACTGATGCAGCTCTTCCGCAATTTGTTCACTGCCCTCTGCAATTCTTTGCAAATATTCAGGACTAAGCATAGTATATCACCTCTTTCGATAAATGTTGTGGTACATGTTTTGTTTTTTTTGCTGGTTAACTAAAGCCCTCTTTACTTAACTGAAATGAATTTTATATGTCTCATCTTTTTTATGCTGCTACTAACAAATATCAATTTGTTTTGATTTATCATCAAGTTCTACTCCATTTGTTCCACAACAATACGATTCAATCATAACTCTATAATCTCCTCTTCCTGATTCGATTATTTTTTCAAGAACAGCATGTAGCTGAGAAACCGTCATATTCTCCTCAAAGCAAGCCACATTATACATAAAATCCTCTTTAAAACCAAACATTTTATTCCCTCTTTTTACAATTTTATTTTCATATGCTATAATTCGCCTTTAGTTAATTAACTGTTGTTGTCAACATACACATTTGGAACGTCATTATTATTGATGCTCAACATATGGATATTATTGGCTCTTATATTCAAATCACCAGTATTGCCTTTGATAGTTACATTCTTTGCCATTTTTGTTAAAGGACTACCAGACGAATTAACATACATACTAGATGTATCTAATACTGGGAACGCATCTATAAACATTTCGTCAGAATCTACACTACAACTAAGAATATTATCGAGAATACTGATATTCATACAATTATATCGTTGTTTATCAGAAATACCGTTAAACGTTGCCCATGTAGCAGTATTACCCCATCTTACACTTCCACATTTTATTATTCCATCAATTATTTCCGTCTCCTGTTTGAAAATATTCCCCTTTACTGATACATTTCTTGCACAAGAAACTTCTATCGCCCGTCCTAAAACATTGTGGAAAATGTTGTTTTCGATTTTTATATTATCGTACCAGTCAACCACATTATTAATCAAAGTTCCACCAAAATGTATTCCTACTGGTCTGTATAAGTAACAATTGTCTTTGCCACTTGGCTCAAACACGCAATCTTTTATAACAATATTTTTTGTACACTCGTTATGTCCGTTTTCTGTACAAATAGATAGATTAATTCCACTTGCTAAATCAATTTGTATCATTTCGAAATTTCCGTATTTATTCGGCTTTTGCGATGGATTAAAAAATGTACCTCTAAATGTACAACCTTGTATTAATATATTTTGTGTTCCTGATATATCAAATAGGTGATTGCTCTGCATTAATTCTTCGAAAGTAGCATTTATAATAGTCACGCCACCCATTTTTGTTAATTGAAAACCTGTGCTTATACTGTCTCCAGAAACATCAAAAGGTCTTGCAGTTGTCCAATGACCGCCGATTATTTTAAATGTGCCTAAAGAATAAGGTGGAATATCCGCCCCAGATATGTTAAATGTTGTATAAACCGGACTGGAATTAATAATCATTTCTACACCATCTGCGCATCTAAAAGTCACATTTCCTTTTTTATGATTGATAGTATTAGAAAAGAGATACTTTCCTTTTGGGAAATAAATCTCAATATCGTCCGCTTCCAATTTATTTATAAGCATTTGCACATCCCTAGACACGTCTGTATTCCCGGTATTGTCAACAAGCAATGAATGTATATTTTTTTGTGTAAACCCATCAATAACACTTAATATTGTTAAACTCATTTTTTTTATATAACATACATCCGTCGTTTTTTTCGCATACATACGGAGATATGCATATTTTTTTCCAAACTTAGGATATTCAACTGTACTATAATGATCTTTGACTGCAACAGTAATATTCTGTACGGCAACCTTGCTTTCGTCACATAAATATGTTTGATACGAGCCATCTGATAGTGTCGGGAAATAAAACAACATTGTGTCACCTTGACTATATAAATTAAGTGGAATGAACCAAGTATGCTTTGCATAGTATAATTCGGTTTTGACAGTCTCAAGTGTTTTTAAAAAAAAGTCACCATATATTGTTTCTGTTACATAACCTATATCTTCCTTTAGCGAAGCAATGTTTGTCTTGTTCTGCTCGATCTGCTGCGCCTGTTCTGTCGTGGCTCCTGGCTTGACCGGATTCTTTTCAAGATACTCATTTACTGCGGCTTTGATTTCTTCCGGCGAAATCTCACCGCCTATTCCTTTCAAACATAATTCGTATAAATACTTCTCTTTTCGTGTAATTGGCTTCGGGAGTTCGCCCGTGTAATCACCTGTCAAATACGCAAGATATTTTTCTTCCCTTGTTACTGGTTTATCTGCCATTTTTTACTCCTCTCCGAATAGTGTTGGCTCGTCTGGTTGAGCTTCTTTGACCATTGCCTTTGCTTCAGATTCCGTCATTCCTTCGAACTTCACGAAATACATCCATGCCGGTACTTTATTCGTAGTAACATACTGCCACCATCTTGCGCGATCGTTTTCACGTACATACAGGATGTCCCCGAAATCATAATTGACCTCGTAAGCTCCGACAGGTGCAAGCCCGTACAGGTCAGCGTAAACGTTCAGTGCGTAGATTACTTCGTTCAGACAGGATTCCAGTTTGTCTCGAACGTCTTTGATAAACTGGACTGTCCTCTGCTGTTCTGCTTCTACTCCTGTAGCTGTCTGAATGCCGCTAGATTCATTGAAAACAAAATACCCATTGGAGAATCCAATCTTATACCCCAGCTGGCTTAAAAGGGCATTTATGCCACTTATGCGGGTATCCGTGTTGAGTTGCGGATTGATTTCTTGGTAAAACTCTTTCTCGTCCTGTCCGAATACATTCTTGACAAAGTGCGGCAATTTCATCTCATTTCGCCTGTTCTCCATACCTTGTGGCGACATGGCTGATACAGGCGTACCGCTTGGCATCAGCAGTCTATCATCTGCCAGAACAATCTTCTGAGAATTAAATATTTCTCCGGCATTACGGCTGTATGCAATGTCGAGGTCTTTTAACTCCTCGATAGCTTCGGCAAAAATCGGCAATCCCAATGGTGCATTAATATCCACGTTATTCGCTTGCGGCGTCCGCAGTACTCCGTACAGAGGCCCGTCCAGCTTCTCTCCATTTGCCTTGAGAATCGGCGGCGTATCTGCCATAAGGTCAGCCCATTTGGTCTGTTTAAGGTCAATCTTATCGCCGATTGACTGAGGGGATTTTGACACATAGGCTCTATTAGAAACGTAGTACGGATAGGTCGTCACGCCATCCACGGTAGTCTCAACAAATCTATGATATTCAAGCCGTGTATAGTATTTCCGTCCAACAGTATAAGAATCCTTGAATATGATTCCCTTAATTTCCTGATTATCATAGTCCACGATCATCACATCTGCCGGAGTAAATACGTCAATGCTTTCACCATTTGGCTTAATAAATACTGTTCCATAAGCACAGCCATATTCTACCCAGTGACGGATTTGAAAATATACCTTGTCGATCTGTTCCTGTAGCCACGTAGCCCTTGCAGAACCGTCTATCTGAATGCCGATCGCCAGCGTTGCGAGCCGAGCTGTTTCTGAGCAGACAGATTTAGCAAAATTGATCGTCTTGATATTATTCTTATCATCCAGCCATTCCGGCGTACCTCTGTAAATGTTCGCACACCGGTTAATCAGCGATTCCATCTCTGGAAATTCTGCTGTCTGGATATTAAAATCCTCTTCGGCTTGTTTTTTGAATATCATGTTAAACCACCTTTTTAGTGTTGTTATAAGTCCCATTTAGTCACCATTTTTCTTTTAGCTGATTTATTGGTGTTCCGGCAACTCCGGCACTCTCTCCACTGTCTGTTGCTTTGAAAAATGCATTTGGAATCTGTGGATACATAAACTCAAACATGAGATAATTTGCTGCATCGCAAAGATATTCTGTGTTTCCAGTTTCTTTATATTTTTTAATGCACATATCGTGTGATTCAAGTGCATCTACTAATTTCATTCCAAAGTTGTCTGCTGCTGTGCCATATTTGTAAAAGCTAACTTCTACTCGATTCTGGCGTAATTTGTCAAATCTGTCCGAATACTCTTTCGGTAGTTCTATTCCTATTCTACTCATTATGCACTGTACCCCCTTCTGTTAAATAACGGCTCATAAGCATATCTAAGCGCCGAGATTGCATGATCGTTTCCGTCAGGATAACCGCTTATTACATTTCCCTCTTTGTCCCGATCGTACTCATACTCTGTGATTTCCTTATATGCGTTCGGTGTCCGCTTCGGGTCAATGACAAGTGTCTTAGTCTGTAAGAACTTAAAACCATACTCGATACTTCCCGGCCCTTTGATCGCTCCTCTGGCAGGAAGTCCGGCGTCCCGGAAATCATTCACGGACTTAGGCTCCGCAGAATCACATATCATCGTATAATCGTCATAGCCTTTTTTCTTAATCCAATCAGCGGTCTTGGAGTTGCTCCATTTATTTACATACAGCTCGTCAATCAGATATATCTTCTCTCTAGCAGAATCGTAATAAGTTCGGAGATAGCAGAAGGCATCCGGGTACCATCCATAATCTACACCAGCGAAAATGCGGTCCATGTGGCTGATCTCTTCGTCTGTAATATCTCTGATTTCGAGATATTCAAATACGTTTCCGCCGTCACCATTTGGGACACCCAGGTATTCATGTTCATAGGCTTCTGGATTGATTTCTTTCAGATGTGCTGCATCGTCAATAAACTTCTGTCCGAGCCACTCCGCCGGAGCTTCCAGATAACTCGAATGATGGATAACTCTTTTTGGGTTAGGCATGAGCTTAATCCTGTTTACCCAGTTTGATTTTGATTTTGGTGGGTTATACGATGAAAAATCATAGGACTCGTCGCCACCACGAAGCACTGACTGATTAACAGAACGTTCCTGAGCATCTCCCTTCATTTGATCTTTTTCCTCTTTCCAGAGGATTCCAATGTAGCCAAATTCCGGCTTAATGGATTTCAGCTTGGTTTCATCGTCCAGACCACGGAAGTATATTGTCTGCCCCGTCTTAATATATTTGATTTCAAGCGGCGACACCTTACATTCAAATTCTTCCATCAGTCCAAGTTCGTTGATAGCCCATTTCATGTTAGCATATACGGAATCTTTCAGAGTACCGGCCACCTGTCTTGTAATGCAGGCGTGCATCTGAGGATTGTTCTTAATAAGTTCAACAATCTTAAAAGCTACGAATGAAGATTTCAGACCGCCTCGACCACCCTCGAATACATATTCGATATTAGGCTTGATTTGCCGGTTAATATCCACGAATGCCTTACCAAGTACTCTGGCAGGAAGCTCATATTTGCTTTCGTCTGATTTTGATACGGCTACCAACTGTTCCCATTTGTCCACTGCCTGCATATTTCCTTTGATGGCTTTATTATATACGGCAGCTACAATACAGGCATTGTTATTTGCATCCTCATCAGATATTCCCATTTTTGTGAGTTTCTTCTTTGCAGCAGTCGGAGCAGGGTTCTCAGCTATCATTTTTGCTAATTCAGAAAGGGTTTTCTTTTGACGGCGAGACTGACCAGAAGCAATGCCGCCTTTTTGGCCGTTTTTCGCTGCTTCCTCACTGCTTCGACCAGGTTTAAAAGGTTTTAAATTTTCCTCGTTTGCCATCCTATTAACATCCAATCATATCCTTTCTGAATTAAAACGCCCTAGCATAGTTATAGTTATATATACTATAATACCATACTAGGGCGTACATAGCTCTCTACCACTTTTATAAATTTTTAAGTTTTTTAAAGTCTGCCAATCAATTTGGCCAGATGATAGTATTCCGCCATGACCTTGCGTTTGTATCCGTAAAAGTCATTCTCTGTTGCAGGAACTGTCCTGATCTTCTCCATTGTCCGATAACCAATACTGTTCACGATGCTGTCATAGATTTGTGATTCGATGCCGGGCGCATATTTGATAGATACCTGTAACAGATTATATTTATCGCTCTCACTAAGATTCCGCAAGTGACTTTGTAATGTCGGTATATCATCCGGCGGCACTCCGTAATCAATCAACGTCGCATTTCTCAACTTCATTTATTTCACCTTCTTCATTCAAACTCCAGTCACATGGTATGCCTTGAAAACATTCTGGACAGTGCTCGTAGAATCCGCAACCTTTGCAATCCGCTGGCTATCTAGTACAATATTGTTGTAATACGCGGTATGCTGATATAGCAAGGCTTGGCGTTATGTCTGGTGTAGGTCTGTTATTCATTTCTTCATCTCCTCCAACTTTTTCACGGCTTCTTCACGGGTGAAGAATATGGTTTTACCAATTTCGCTCATTGGAAAAGCTCCTGTTATTGAACCTGTATAGTTTTCGTAATAAAATATAATTTCATCTTCTATATCTGGCTCAACATAACTGTCACAATATCCATATGAAAATGCTTTTATTTCATACGATTCCGGATATCCAAAATCGTTATCCCATACCATATCCCCAACCTTACACGGCAATCTCACAAGCAATCCCTGTTCTTCTAAGTCTTCATAAACAGCAAGTTTCGTAAGAATTTTATCCGCAAACGGTTTTAATAATCCATCCGTAATTTCTTCTTTTGCAACTCCTGTACCATCAACATTTCTTTCTCTTTCTGTTAATCTCTCCATCTACTTCACCTCTTATCGCTTGCTTTTTATCGCTCATTTTCATCGCTTGTTTTTGTAATTTCTCTCAAGCAGGCATTCCAACCGTCGGCAAATAAGTTTTTCTGCACTTCGTAATTGCTCACGGGTGCAGTTGTACTTTTCTTCTCTGGTAACAGCTTCAATGGACACCAATCAGGTCTTGATTTGCTTTCGTAATCATAATGTTCTTCTGTCATCAGAATTACATCATAATCTAAACAGTCAGCTAATTCACAATAACCCACATATTCAAGTTCGCCGCAGTATGCAGTTCCGAACGGGCAATCATAGCAATTCTCTGGCGTTTCTATTACTAATACTGATTTACTCATAATTCCTCCTCAAGACAACAATACACTATTGGATAGCCAGTATCACAATCACAATTGTTGTAATCAATGTCTTCCAATGCTTTACTTTTTGCTATTTTCTCAGCTTCTTCTTTTGTATCGGCTTCAATATCGTCATAATCAATTGATAAGCTCATTCCGACACTTACATGCCATTTACTCACTCGCTTCACTTCCTCTCAGCATCAGACTCAAAGTATTATATCCCGGGCAAGTTCTGACTCCGTTTCTGGTATCTCTTAACAATACACAATAAGGATATAATGCCATGACCTCATAGATGTGTTCTGTGGCGTCCTCACCGCGCTGGTCGATATATTTAAAACATTTCCCCGGTCTTAGAAAGTATCTTGCGCATACATACGCTTTTGTTCCGAATCTCATACTTGCACTACTCATTCAACTCTCCCCATCCTTCACGATTTTGATTGCAACTTCAAACGCATCAGTTTCACCCTCGAAATACTCCGATGCTTTCTGTAATGCAGCAGTTCTTGTCTTTTTTGTTTCCAACTGCTCCACAACCTTATCAATGTCAAAAACTGTCGGCTGCTCGTCAATAACTGCACCTATTGCAAAATCCATATCCGAATTTCCAAGAGAGTCAATTATTTTGTCTGCATCAATTAAACGCATTTATTCATCCTCCCACATTCCCAACAACCGCATCCTCTCATACAGTACAGCGACGGTCTTGCGCCTGTATCCGTAGAAGTCTTTTGGATTCATCGGGATATATCTTTCTTTACTGATTTTCCTGTAACTTTTCCGGTGTAGGATGTTCTCAATAACCATATCCGCTATCACCGTGTTTTTCGGACAAGCTGGCAAGGCGGTACTGGAAAGCAGGTATCCGTACTCTGCCGGGAAGTCTTTCAGCATCGCATTCAGTTTTTCAATGTCCTCTACTGGAATACCGTAATCTTTCAGCTTTTTATTCCTTGTCAGCACAATCTCACCTCATTTCAACAATGCTATAAAAAGTGTTATTCCAAAGATACCTGTCATAATATCATCAATTTTTCTTGGCTGGATTTCACTGTAAATCATCAACTCTAATCTACGCCATACAAGACACCAGATGTAGATTGCTACTCCAGTCATAAAAGCCGCTTTTAAAACTTCCATTTGCCTCTCCTTTCTATTCGTCTGGGTGGTGTTTGTCGTACATAATCGCTACGCATACAAGACCAGCCACTCCGAATATGGTTCCAAGGGTGAATCCTAATAAGAATGTAATCATCCTTCCACCTCACTATCCTCTGGCATTTGAAAGACCATTTTGTTCGTAAGTGCTTTTCCAATAGCTTCAGCCAAAAGTTCATTTTCTTTCGACGCTGGCGCTTCTTGGAACATCTTTCCAATATTCGGAACTGTCATTGGAATTAACTCTGCGTCCGCATATGCTTCCTGAATCATATCCAGTACCTTTATGGCTTTTGCTTTGGTGGAATATTCTCCGAGCAAGCAACACCATCCTATATCTCTTCTTACGCTTATTACTCCACCCGAAACTTCGATATCGGGTAAAAATTCAAATGCAACTAAAACTTCCTTATTCTGACTTCTGATTAACATTTCGTGTCCTCCTTGTTTGCTCTTTTGTTCCATATTTCAACAGCTTCCTTCCAATCCCATGTGTCCGTGCAAAATGTTAATCCGCATTCACAGTGAATGGCTATTGGATTTCCCCCACTGTCAGGATCGTAAAAAGACGGTGCCCAGTCTCTTTCTGGAATGTATACATTTTTCTCTGTATCTATCTCTTTTCCGCAAAACGGACAAGGTTTTAATTTATTCATTGTGTCCTCACTTTCCATATCTTTTTAAAATCTCAGCAACTGCATTGATATGTTCTGACAGTGTATCTAAATCTTCGTCTTTAATTACTCTCAGCCCACGGCTCGACTTAAAATCTTCAATGGCATATACACCATCTTTGATTTCCTTAAATTTCTTTGCCATTTCGCTTTCTTTTATGGCTTCGGAATCATATTTGTATAACACTTCATGTTTATCGCATTCTCCAATGTCGGTTTCAATTTTGGTTCGTTTAGGAGTTATGCGTACAATCTTTGCCGGATACACCATGAAGTGCCTAAAACTTGCTCCCCATCCGCACCGTATTTCTCTTGCAATTCCAACCACATCTCCGACTTTTAAATCATCTTTATTTATCGGGTTTAATTTTCCTATTACCATCCTCTTGTCATCCTCACTTTCCCCATGTAAGTACCTGCCCGTTATTCTGTAAATAAATCACCGGCGCAGCTTTACGCTCCATATCTCTCAATCAGCTCCTTATAATCATCACAAATCTGAATGTGATGCTTCTTTTCCAAATCATCAACCATTTCAGACAATGATGTTTTCCCAGAATTAATATCATTGATGTAGTTATTAATTCTTTTTACGGACTTCATGTAGCGTTTCCATCCCCCATCCATGCAATTCGTGCATTACATAGAACAAAATCACAAAATTCAGCACGTCAGACCAGTTCTTTCCATCCTCGAACCCATCATCAAAGGCTTTCATCTCCATCTCTTTTAATTCTTTCTGGCAGTTCTGGATAGACTGCGCAAACATATGAGCCTGCTGATTCGTATACGGAATGAATGCTTTCTTTTTCTGCTTGATTTTTAACTTTCCCATCCAACAGCCCTCCTTATGTTTTCTGTTAAAGCATCAAACTGTTTTAACATCTTCCGACATCCGTTTCTGGTCACCTGCATATCTTCGGCAGAGTCATCTATCCAATATTTGCCGTCAATCAGATAGCTGTTATCCAAGAATGTACGGAATCTGTATTTTGCAAGTCCGAATTTATTCATAATTTCTCTTTGCGTCAAGGGCTCTACAAATTCACCATCTGCTGTAACAATGTCATAAAGTTTCATTTTATCTCCTTGTTTATCTTTCTTATTCCGTACCCAACTGGAGTATATGCCCTGTCGGTACTGGGGTGGTTTGTTCTGAGTAAACCATCATCAATCAACTGATTGATATGTTTCCAGACCGTAGCTCTCCCGGCATCTACCTTTTCAGAAATCTCCGTAATCGACGGTGCGTATCCAACCAGTTTGATATAACTGACGATATACATATATATTTCTTTTCTGAGAGCCTGTCCCTGCTCATATCTGTTCTTTGTGTTGTACATTCTTTATCAATCCTCTCTGTTTAGAATCTAATAGCTTATTAAAAGCAACTAGACAATTCTTAATAAACTGTTTATCATTATTATCAGGGCACATTTCCGCATACTCTCCAAGTTCTATCAGACGATCAGTGGCCTGCCTGGAATATTCGTCTGTAAGTTCAACTAAATAGAAATCTTTTATAGCTTTCCAGAATTCAGTCATGAATTTTTGAATATACGGAATATCCTTTGCTTCTACTTTTATTTTTACCGTCTCCTTTGAATATTGTATACAATAT